TCCGTCCTAGATAACGCACTAGTGCTGCGAATCCGGGGTTACTATTTCTTTTTACGCTTCTTTTGCGTTTTGTCCGCTCTAAAAAACTCATTAATAACTGACTTAGACGGACATTTCTTTTTAGCTGCGCTTGGATTGCCCTTACACATACCAAAAAATCTTTTCTGTTTTGGGGACTTAAAAGGCACTATGCACCCCATATACTCTTTTTCTTTTTACGCGGTTTAGCTTCCATAGATCCTGTTTCATCTAGTCTAGTTCTAATAATAGTTTTTGCTTTTGCTCGCCTATCTGAATCAACTACACCAGACGTTGTTTTAGCATGGGCTGCGGTAGTTTGAAGAGTAGATCCGCTTTGTCTACTCATATTACCACGTATACCCTTCTGTACTAGCCCAGTAATGGTTTTCTCAGCTTGTTTGATTCTAGCATCCCTGGCTTCTCTTGAACCAGCATTACTCATATTCTTTTTCTTAGGAGTCATGCTCTAGTTTCCTTTCCTAATTCTCTCAAAATCTTGGAGTACAATTTCTATTCCATCAACTTGACCAATCGCTGCTTTAATGGATTCAATATCTTGAGACCTAGCAGCATGTATCGCCTTTTCTTCCAGACTCTGTTTAATAGTCTGTAACCGAAGTTTGATAAGTATTCCGGCCTCAGTATTTAAAACCTCTCGTAAACTCTTTACTGGATCTATTGTCACTACTGAATGCCTCCCTCCATGCCACCATCAGCAGGTCCTCCAGATCCAAGTCCAAGATTAGTGGGTACATTATTTGCTGCCCCGCTGCTTGTTCCCAAAGCACCAGCCTGTTGTTTCTGTAACATCTGTTGTTCATGTAGCATTCTGTGTATAGCCAATAGTTGCACAGATTCAGGTCTCCACATCTCTATATCTTTTGAACTACCGAACTGATCAATAATTTGAATATGTGCAGCATCATCATCAAGAGGATGTGTTGGTACGTCTCTACCTGCCTGTATAATTTTAAGTTCAGTTTTCTGGTCTATGGGATATTGCGTTCCACCCTGACCTGGTAATTGTGGCACTGCTTCATCCACATTGATACCTTCACTCCAGTGTGTAAGAAAGTTTCGGATAAGGGCTTGACGTGCCCGTAGATCCTGCAAGTACATAGGATCAGCTGAAAGCACTGCAAATCTTTGCTGTGCTATCATACGAAGCACCTCTTGATTTGTATTGGTTGTATTCCCAGAGAAACTATATTCAAAACGACCCCTAAGTTGTTCGTTGGTAATTCGAGTAGGTCTCTGTTCCCCAGTAACATAAAAGAACTTTTCATCTGGGCCATAAATCTCATAAAGTGAATGAATCTGGTTGACCAACTCTTTCCAACCGCCCTCTTGACAGGCTTTAATAGTCATATCTGTTTTGATTCCAGCCTCACTTAATAGGGCTAAAGTACCTCTAGCAGTACGCGGTGAATTACGTACCTGGCTCGATCCAACAGACTGGGGCGGTAGTGCCATACGGTCTGCAAACATAAGCAGCGTATCCATTGTGGACAGGTTAGCCAGCGGAGTCTGTGGGAATGACGGAAACATAATTCCATTAATATCCCCAATAGGAATGCCTTCACCATAGTCTATATCAAATAGTACTTCTGGGTCTACTGTCATGGCTGATGGAACATAAAAGAACCATGGATGATTAATTAATTCTTGGGCCTCATTAACCTGGTTGATAATCGTATTGACTTCGATATTAGTATCAGCAAGCAACTCTCCATATGACTGACTATAGTAGCGATCACTAACGAGAATATTGTGAATATCAGCAAAAGGACGACGACCATGAGGGAACAACTCCTCAAGATAATTAGTTTTAACAATTTTTTGGAGGGCATTTGGCATTTGGTATACCACTTCTTCAATGTCTCCATCGCCGTTGAGATTATCTTTTGTATAAATTTCATACATTAACAACTTTGTTCCATAAAAGGGTTCTTCTCCTGTCGGATTGATCCCAGTATTTGTTTCACCTACGTGAGTATCTTTTTGTCGTTTTAGCGTCTTATTTTCCGGATGTTGTTCGTGCCGATCCCCGTCACCGGTTTTTGCTACAGCCTTGAGTATTTCAAGATCCTCTTCAGAAATATTCCAGTCATCTCCACCTTCTGCTTCTGGCCTCATTTTCTCTTTTATTTCTGCAAGGGACAACCAGTATTGGTGGGCAATTCTATCGGCATCCTGAAGACTGTCAGTTCTATAGGGTATAATTAGATCCTCAAGCTCTACTACTTCAACTATCGGCTGATTCTGAACTACAATTGGTCTGTGAATATATATATCAATTTCATCTACATATTTACTTGCATGGAATTGAACAAAAATATTATCATACTGTTGTCGATTTTCAATAAAGTCTACCCGATAAGAAGATCCATCCAACTCTTCTCCATTAACATCAACCGGACGAACAGTCAGTAGTTCGTTATGTCTGGGAGTTATACCAAACACTTCAAGTAATATTTCTTCTGCCATTTTAGGACGAGCTTCCGGAATAGGTTGACCAAATAAATTTGGTTGGCCCGCATCCCAAAACATCTTTTTATTTTCTCGAATAATAGTATTGCGTTCTTTATATTTCCACCAAGTCTTGACTACAGATGTGCCATCCAGGTACATATTCCGGAACCATTTTTCCGTAGTTGCATAAAAGTCTGGAATATCTGCCTCAACTGCCCAGTTAAGGAACAGTTCATTAATTTTAGTAAGTTCTGGATCAAATTCTTCTGCAATCCGGCGCACATTAATAATAGGTTTGGCATTCCAAAAGGCATTAATTACCTTTGGAACAATTCCTTCTATTTTTTCTGCTAATACTGGAAGATGAATATTGGATTCTCCGGAACCAATAGCCCGAAGATTGGCATCCTGATTACCAAAATAAATATCACGAACCCTACTAATAGAAGCAATTTTAGGTGTTCTATCCTTTATATCTCCAGTAATTAGTTTACTAAAGATTTTACCCTTGTCTTTTGCTGTCTGCTCGTCTAATACAATTGTCTGAGGCATACTTACTCCGCAGTTACTAAGAATTCAATGGTGGCTTCTTTGGTAGCATCTGTGTTTTGCACATAAAGATTAGTGATCTCTGTACCGCTCATTACCAGTCCTTTAGTTTCCCATAGGAATGTGTTATCATTAAGTGCTACTAAAATAGGTCGATCTGTTTTTAGAAACAACCTGGTACCCGGATTAGTAACACCTATATCGCCCAAGTCAATTTCCTCTGGACTACCCATAGCCGCCTCAAGTACTAGTCGTCCACCCTTGTGGTACGTGTACTCTTCCTCATCCGCAATCCATGTCTGGTTGAGGTATGCGCCATTATTGAGTCTGACCTTAAATATGGCGATCTGTTTACCTTTGATGACATCTGCCATTGTTTGTTTCTTTCTCTTGCTGGTTTTCCTGTCAGCATACCCGTACCATTAAATAGGTCGTCCGGGTCATACTCTGCTATTTTCTTTGATTCTCGTTTAAGCATTTGATATGTGATACCTGTCTGAAAACAATATCGAATGCAATCTATAAAGTCGTCTCTGGTCTTTCTATATCCCTCTTTGTCACCCTTGAGTTCAGTTTGTTTACTGCTTACCCAATCATCATAACAAAAGTTTAAAAAGTTATCTTTGACATTCTTACACGTATTAAAGACGATGAGGGTTGGTTCTGACCACTCATACTTTAATTCAAGGGCATCATGTATGGCATCATATCCGGCTTCGGCATTCTGTTTATTTGCTAACTGACAGAAAATCTTATGCGTTGCAAATCTTCGGTGAATTGTATCACCACTGGTTGGTTCATTTTGCCGGGCTGAGTTATCAATAAGCCGACAGGCAACCGGTTCTGCCTCTGGTCCACGTACCCATTGTTCAGTACTTTTAACATAGGTCCAACCCTCAAGAAATTTAATTCTGTCTGCTACTTTTTCTACTGTATTTAGTTTCTTATCAAATAGATCTCGGTATACAATATACTCGTTGTCTGGTGTTATGGCTATCCAAAGTACGGCCATTGGTTTTCTGGAGTGTGGATCGATGATACAGACTCTGGGCCAATGTCTGGGAATGTCGTGCTTCTCTACCCAAAAAGGTGCCTCTGGTTCCCACTCTTTGTAAACTCGCCCGGCCAAAAAGAGAAAGTTCCCATGCAAGCGGGCTTCGAGTTCATCTTCCCTACAGTCTTCAAGAAACTCTTCAATATCTTCACGTTGTAAGTACCCGCCATTCTCAACACAGTTGTCCCAGATAGAGAACTTAAAGAGTCGTACTCGTCCGTCCGCATCATTTGCCCTCTTTACGATAATATCGTGGACCCAGGGTTGACTGAGTGGCGTCATCGTCATCCATAGGTGCCCGGAAAAATCAATTAAACCACGCTTCAGTGCAATATATTTCTTATAATCAATCGGTTCATCTGCCCATACCCAGTGACCACTCGTTCCTTCAAAGGCCATGTCGTCCTGGTCATTGGACATAAGAAATATTTCACTACCATTATCAAAATTAACCTTTACTGGAATACCACGATTATCGTTTTTTGTTTTGTAGGTACCTTTGGGTGCCCACTCAAGGATCTTCGGATATATCGTTTGCTGAACAGCTTGCTGGTAGTTTTGTGCAATGATTCGCCCAACATTAGGTACTGGTATAGGGTTTCCATTTGAAAGTCTGACGATATAATCTGGGTGGTCTTTATCGAGCCAAGGTCTATAACCCTGAGAGTGTGCATATGCTTCGTTATGTCCCCAAACTGATTTGCCTGATCGGTTACTACCTAAGACCAGGACTACTTTAGTGCCCTTTGTATTAAGGGCATGTGATGCTTCTGCCTGCTTACCAATTGGTTCAAAGAATGCGATCTTTTGGGTATTGTAAGCAAATTCGAGTGTATCAAGATCTTGCCAGATATCTCTCAATTGCTCATAAAGCTGCTGTCTTTCTATTGCTTCTATGTCCATTAGTCCTGTATAACTCTTGGATCAGAGGTAAGCAGTGCCTTTATATCCCAAGAATCCAGTTTTGTCTGTGAAACTAAAATAGGTTTAATAATAAGTTCTGGTTGTATCCCGGTAATATCCATATGACCCTGAAACTCTTCCAAGGACTTTAATACAAAGTTTCCAACAATCTGATATAGCTCTTCTTTACTAGATGCTACACCATCAACAGCAATCCAGGTTATAGACTTTGGATTTTTACACTCAATCACTATGACCTGTCTCTGATTACCCATTTTTTACCTTGGGATTATCAAAGTCAAGCACCTCAGATTCTACTGGATCTGCTATTGCTGCTCGAATTTCGTCATTTTCCAGGGTTTGTTGAATTCGTTGACTGAGATCCGGATTCTTGTTATCAAATTGAATGTCGATCAAACGCACCCGGCTCAATTTTTCCCGCAAACCATCCTTCAGTTCACGTATAGTTTCTGGAAGTAGTCGTTCCTTCTTAGTAATACCTTCTTGAAGAGACACTTTCATACGTTCTAGTCCCTCCATTTTATCAGTAAGTATACCAACACCAGTTATTTTTTGGAGTGGAGTTGGTCCCCAGTACTTATAGCCAAGAAACTTGCCCTCAGCATCGTGTTGGGGTATCCTACCAGATTCAAAATCTTCCGGACTAAGGGAATCAACTATCATTTCCACTTTTTCATGAACCTTACCGGCCAACTCATTATGGGCCTCGATGCGCCGTTTCTTTAGTTCTTCTGTTGGTACCTGTTTTAGGTACTTATATACAGTTGCTTCAGCCAGTGCAAGTCGTCTGGCCGTAGCTCTCTTATTCTGGAGCACTGCAAAGGTCTGAATGATTTCTTCAACCTTTTTGGGTGGTAACTCTATGCCACCGTGGTGTCCCTTTGGTATGGATTTATATGCTTTCTTATTACGTGGTCTGCCCATTAGGAAATTTGGGTCCTTTTTTCTTTAAGAAGTTGATATATTGGGGTTGCTAAAATACTTGTTACCCACTGATCTAGTGTAATAGTCTGTATCTTTTTTGCAGCATCTTCGTTTTGGTTAATCTGACCGGCTTTCCAGTACTCAAATGCCTCTACTAGATCTGATTCAAATGCTGTAGAAAATTTAAATTCCATTACTCTTATTTCTCCCTATGCCAACAGTCCAGCAGTACGTAGTGCCCTAACAACCTGTCCGAGTGTATACCCATCAAATGTCGCTGTATCGTCCACTATTCCAGATGTATTGGCTACAAAAGTAGCCGCAGCACCTGCAGTAGTTGGTTGAATTATTGGGACAGCATCCCAGAACCCAAGTTTCTGTGCCGTAGCTGTACCGATTTTGGTACCGGTTGTAGTTTTTAAGACTATATTTTTGGTGTCTGCAAGAGTTATACCACCATCAAAGTATGCCATGTCATCTACTTCCAAATATTTTTGGATGTATACAGAACCCAAGTCTCCCGTTCCAATATTGGTTTTTGCAGTAACCTCTGTAATGGCGGTGCCTGTATAAAAATATGCAGATCCGCCGGTATTATGTATGTGCCCTACTCCAGTAAGAGAAAAACCTCTGGTACCGGTTGTAGCTGCAACACCTCGTAGTCCAGATTCAATTCCGCTAGTAGATACCGCATACCCAAATACTCCAGCTGCATTTAATCCAGTACTGGCAGATGTATTCTGGCCATAGCCCTGATAACCATATGCTACGGTGGTGCCAGCATTAATAGCCTTTGTAAATGCCCCATATATGGGTAGTGTACTGTCAAGGGTTGCTAAAGATACGTTTAAACCCATTGTACCTGTGTTTAGTGCTCCAGCAGACTGTCCCCGAAGACTTATCAATGCCGAAAATCCCGATGTTGTTTCTGCCAGAGATCCACCGGAAGCAGTCAAAGTTGTAATGTCTGTATGAAACGCACGAATGGTTCCTAATCCAAATGCTCCAGCACCAGAGGCCGTATAATCAATATCAACGTACACTGGTCTGTATACTGCTCCAGCATCAAACGACGTTACAGTTACTGGTAGTAGTGTCTTAATGTTATCGTGCGAGGATGCCGTGGTCCAGGTATTAGAAACTGTGTATGGTCCGGCTGCCCAGTTTCCGGTAAGGGCACGAGTACCGTTGTGCAGCAAATATTGGGTATGATCGTCATCTAGTAGTTGCCCTAATTCATCGTGGTTAAATTGACTTCTTGGTATTTTTATCCACTGATTTGAAGCGGATCTAAAGGATATAATATCTCGATCATCTGGTGCTACCAACATAGTAACATCAGTAAGGTCGTTTAGTGCCAAAGATATACCAGAATCCTTCACATACAAATTGTTGCCACTTAAACCAAAATCAGACGTATCATAATTAAACGTAATGGTCTGCCCAGTCAACGTAAGTGGTGCAGCCGCTACAGCATTCACATATTGTGTGTGGTCGTTGACCAACAAATCTGTCAATGTTCCGTGGCTATGTACGTGTCCAATTTCTGAGACACCTGCAACAGCCAATGTCCGAGCAACCCATTCTGTTCCGGAGTACTGCAGTATATCGTTAGAAGACGGGGATAAACTACTGTCAACATCTGCCAGATCTTTTAAGTAAATATCAACAGCTACCGTACTAATGGCCTTGTTGATCCAAGTTTCTGTGGTTGGGTCCCAGGCCAATATGTGCCCATCTACTGGGTTGTTTATGTCTGTATCTGTAAGAATTACAAGAGAGTCGTGATCATCCCGGAACTGTATGGCTCCTGCTGTAAGGGATGCAGATATGCGTTGCAATCGTGAAGCTAACTCTGTATCTACTGCTGTCAACGGTGTAGATACGCCCAGAGCTGTTTCCAATGTCCGGGCTATATCGTCTGTGTATCTGGTTACTGTATTGTCTTCCAAGTTATTCCTTTTCAAAAACCGGGTACCCGTTATCCCCTTTAGGATCTGGTCCCGTCAGGGCATCACCCTTGAAGTATTAGGCACCCGGTTACGTCCTTACCTACGTACCCACCAAAGCAAGTCAAGCAAAGATAGTGTAAGCATAAAAACTATTCCGGTCATAACAAGCTCCTTTACTGCGCTAGCAAACGCTAGTATTCTGACCTTTACACGTAATTATACACCGTTTTGAGCAAAAAGTTCCCAACTATTTTTGCAAAGTAGGGCATGACACCCTTTAACCTGGTACCATACTTACAGATAAAATTTTTAGGTAGCTAGAGTTCCGGTATTCCTATATCCTATAATCTCAGGTATAGTATATAAGTAGCATAACTATAGCATATGAAACCTAATTATGGTTGCATGGGATCTGGTATATAGTGGACAGATTGTTACATACTTGGTGAAAAGGTTCACAAGGTACCTTGAGCCTAGGTGCATATCCCTGGGTTATGTTTCCTAAACCCTGGTCCCTAGTATCATTACTAGCGTCTGCTAGCACAGTAACCTGGTCCTTAGCCTATAGTGGATAAAGTAAGTTAAATATGGGTACTGTTTGTTTTGGGGTCGGCTCCCACTGAATGGTTAATTGGGCGATACGCGCGTCTCCGGACCCCATGGGGCTATACCTTAAAAATTTTAGCTAGGGGACCCTAGCTAGGGGACCATAGCTAGAGTCTAGTATCCTAGTTCCTAGTATCCTAGTTCCTAGTATCCCTAGTTCCGTAATAGTGTCCTAAATATAGGACATAGTGTCCTAAATATAGGACATACTGCGCTAGCAGACGCCAGTAGTGTCCTAAATATAGGACAGTATTCCTAGTGTCTGGAATTTAGTGTCCTGTTTTTAGGACAGTATCCTATCCCTTCAGCAGATCATAGTCTAAGATATAAGATACAGATACCAGTATCAGGATACAGATACTAGTATCAGTGTCCCTATATCTTAATACTAAAGTATGTGATATAAGAAATAAGATACTATAATATAAGATACAATATACAATATACAAGATACTATAATATAAGATACCATATATAAGATACTAGGTATAAGATACCCTATACTATAGGCCATAGATTCCCCGGAACCATGGCCCATAGTCTATAGTCTATGGTCTATAGTCTGGTATGCGCCGAATTGGCATGAAACTTGCTAAGTCGCATAATGCCCGCACGATAGCTTGCAATATGCAATGAGAATTTCCGGGCACAAGATATCATAGGAAATTATAGACCATAACTTATATACTATAGGACATTGGCATAGGCATTGCACTAGTCCGGACCGGTTGACAAAAAATAGTATCCCAGCGAACTGGGCAAACGTCGCATCGACTTTGAAAAGGACGGTCTACAATGACGCGCAAAGAAAAGCGGTCACTGCGTGTAGCAAGACACCGGGCCAGTCTACTGTCTAAAGGCACCGGCATTGCTCACAAGGTAAGATCAGACGGGCAAGGATTTTTCTATCCTATTCCCTGCGGGACAGAGCACCGGACAAAGAACACACCGGTTGACTTGCGAACCAAAACTATTAATCAAAAAATTATAAGTGGGCGTCCGAAGGGTAAGCGAACCATCCGATACACCACTATACACTTGAAAAAGGGATAATATTATGAACCCCATTTTAAAGGACCGTATAAAATTGATACGGGCCATAGAATCAGCAATAGAAAATCTTGCTTCCAGTGAAAAAGTATCAATGAATACAAGTAACTGGTTAAGAGATATTCCTATGCTTATCAGACAAGATTATGGAGAGAATTTTTTATCATTCTCTTGTGAAGATACTCGAAAAATTTCCTATGCGGGAACCCCTGCACATAAACTTGATACGGTTCATAGAGTTAAAACTACTCTCCCCCGATTTATTCGCCGTCGCTTAGGGCTTGGGGCGGATAAAATATCTGATCCTATACTAGCACATATAGCATCAAGGGTATTCGGGACAATAGGTGACCATGATGGAGATATTCAAATAGTCTCAGGAGAATCTATTGTTGACTATTACCGGGAATCTTTTGGCGGTTCATCCTGTATGACGGGTGAAAATCGTAAAAATATTCTCAAGTTATATGCGGATAATCCAGATAAAGTAAAATTATTAATATATGAGAATGGAATAAAAGCCCGGTGTCTGTTATGGAATACGGATGAAGGGGAAACTGTATTGGACCGTATCTATCCCAATGATGGGCACCATATAGCAGCAATTGAACAATGGGCGCAATCCAAAGGTTATATTACCCGGTGTACGCACGGATTGCCTTGTGGAGATGTAAAATTGTCCGATGGTATAGAGCATACTATCACTTTACCAGACCCCGGAATTTATCCCTATCTTGATACTTTCCATTATGGGGAAATAGACGGTAGGGATTTAATTCTCTCAAATATAGCGGGAACCTATGAATATATTTTTGAATGCACGGACGGTAATTATATGGGCGGGATCAGATGCATAAATTGCGGAAATTCAATCTGTGAGGATGAAACCTATCATTCAGATGGTGATGGACCTTTTTGTGAATCATGCTTTGGAGAATTGTATGCGTATTGTGATCAATGTGAAACAGATGTTCCAAAAGATAGTATACAAAGAATAGCAGACTCTGGTGAATATATATGTAATAATTGTATTCAGAACGGAGATTATTTTGAATGTACAGACTGTGAGGAATTTTTTACTACAGACTCAATCCGTGTTGCGGAAGACACTGGACAATGTTACTGTGAAAAATGTTCTGAAAATAATCTCATCTACTGTGAAGATTGTGAGGTATATTATGAAAATGAAGAATCTAAGGAATATGAAAATCGAACCTTATGTGAAGAATGTTATAAAAGTGCCATTGAGGATGCAGCACAATATAAACTTGAATTATAAAACATTAGAAAAGTATTGTGCCGCTAGTATACCAAAGATTTTTAAACAGTCAGGGGGAAAAATAAGGGGAAAACCGGGTGCACAGCATGTATTTTTAGACAATGGAGCGCATATTTTAACAGTAGTACACGCTGACACTGTTCAAAAATTTCAAGGTTTGACAGCCACTGCAATAAATGGTATTGAAAACATATTCTGCTCGACATTAGATGATAGACTGGGCATTTATACAGCCCTTGAAATACTTCCACAATTAGGGATTTTAACCGATATACTGATAACTGAAAATGAGGAAAAAGCGGCATCTACCGCGAAAGATTTTATACCAGAAAAGAACTATAATTGGATTTTAGGACTTGACAGATCAGGAAAAGACGTGGTAACCTATGACTATGATTGGCCAATAAATACTCTTAAGTCCTTTTTCAAAGTAAACTATGGAACTTTTTCAGATATATGCTGTCTTGATCATTTAGAGTGTTTGGGCTTTAACCTGGGTATCGGTTATCACGACGAGCACTCTTCAAGAGCATATATGATTGTACCAGAATATCTTGAAAACCTAAGGCGATTAACAGACTTTTATACAAAAAACTCTGAAATTAGATACCAGCATATACCTAGTCCGTATACCGGCACATGGGATTGGAACTGGGATAGGGAATACTGGTGTAAAGAATGCATAGACAAGGTATGGGAAGAGGAAACTATTATAGAAGAAGGAATTAGAATATGTATTACGTGCGGAAAACCCGTAGAATTTTGTCCGCAATAAAACATAATTGTAAACGTATTGTCAACTAAAAGGATAATATAATGTATTCAATATCTCTTATATGGTTATTACTTATGCTTGTCTTATTTTTCTTAGCAATGGGAGGAAATAGAAAATGAAAAAATATATCGTATGGACCATCTTAACCTGTCTTATGACAGGGTGTACTGCGGTATACAATAGACCGGTCCCATCTATAAGCGTAAACGAGAAAGGGGATTGGCTCTTGTGGTATGGTGAAAAGATCGTGGCCGTGGGAGATTCCACAACAATTGATAGTCTGTACTTTAATACGGACCTATAAAAACCGGAGGTATAAAAATGTTAGTAGACAACGCCCGCCTGATAGCCGCCATCGCCAAAGCGGAGGGAAACCCTTACCCATTACCTTTGAAAGGGGATAAATAAAATGGACCTTACCAGCAAAATCATAGCATGGGAGTCCGGGGAAATGGAAACGGAAGAGGAAGCGATTAAATTCTTTCAGGACCTTATCGACACCGGTATGGCATGGACCTTGCAAGGCAATTACGGACGAACGGCAAAGGCCCTGATTAAGGCCGGACACTGCCACGGATAAGGAGAAAACAATGTATTATAAAATTCTTAAAGAAGATGGTTCAACATACCACGGACAAGGTAAATGGAATCTTCCAAAAGGAAAGCGACCAGGAAAATGGATGCCGAGAATAGATAATCTGGAAATGTGTAGGTCCGGATATCACCTGGCAACGGAATTTGGCCTTATATCTTGGTTAGGAACAACAATTTATGAGGTTGAATGGAGAGGTAGAATACTGGAACAAGAAGACAAAATATGTGTATCCCAAGCCAGGTTAATTCGTAAACTGCCCTGGGATGAACGCATAGCCCGGCTGTTTGCCTGTGATTGCGCTCAAAGATCCTTGAAGATTTTTGAAAAATACTACCCAAAGGACAAACGACCGAGACAAGCTATACAGACAGCACGTAAATTTGCCAATGGAAAAGCAACTGAACAGCAGCTAAATGCTGCCTGGGATGCTGCCAGGGCTGCTGCCAGGAATGCTGCCTGGGATGCTGCCTGGGCTGCTGCCAGGGATGCTGCCGGGGCTGCTGCCAGGAATGCTGCCTGGGATGCTGCCTGGGCTGCTGCCAGGG